CTTGGTCTGCGTTCCGGGTAGCTGGGAGACGGAGGTCGTGGAGGGCTTGAACGTGAGCCCCTTCTTCTTCCAGTTCGGGTTCTCGTTCTCCCACAGGGCTTGCTCTATCTTTTGCTGGGCGAGAATATATTCACGGCCTTTCTTCCCGATCTCGTTTATCTTTCTGTCATAGTCCAAAGCGATTTGGGCCAGCTCCTTGTCGGAGCCCTCTTTCCTGAGGTTGATATTTTGCTGGCGAAGCTCCAGCTCGGCATCCTTCTCCCTTTGTCCCAGAACGGCCTTTTGGCGCTCGATCTCCAGCTCACGCATGGCGGTCTCGGCCTTGATCACGTTCGCCGCCTCCTTGGCCCGTTGCTCCTTGGTCTGTTGCTTGTCCGCGGCGGATTGTTTCTTCTCGTACGAGTCATATGCCTTCAAGGCCTCTGTCGCCTTGTCGATATCCGCCTTGGCCGTCTTGTAGGCGGTGACGATGGCCGGCTCGATACCGGCGGTCTTTCCGGAATCAAGCAATTTCTTTTGTTCCGCGTCGATCTCCTCCAGGGCCTTGGTAGCCCGTTTTTTGACACCTTCCCAGTATTCCTTGTCCTTGGTGGAAGATATCTTGTCTTTCCCTTCTATATCGGCTTTTCTCAAGGTCTCCTCGGCTTCTTTTCTCTTTGCAGTACCAAGGGTGAAGAAGGCCTCGGCCGTTTTTTTCGCCGCCTCCGCCTCCTTGTCCAAGGCCTTGGCTTGTGCCTCTATTCCATTGGCGATCTCCTCGTTGGCCTGCTTGGCGGTTTTCACGTTTCCATACCGGGTGTCCTGCATGTAGGCGCTTACGGGGATATCTTTCGAGTTTCTTCGTTCATCCGCTTCCTTGCGTTTATCCGCGGCCTGTATCTCTGCCTGCATTTGCTTCGTATATTGCTCGCTAGCCAAGGTCATGGCCGCCGAGGCTTGCGCCCTTAGCTTAAGCGCCTCGATAAAGGAGCCGGTATTTTTTATAAGCAGGTTTTCCGCTTCCTCCACGTTATTGATGGAGATGCCCATAGAGTCAAAAGATGATTTATTCTCGTCTATGAATTTCTTTTGTCTGGCCACGTCTGGCCCCAAGGCTTTCCAGCGATCTTGCAACTCTCTCAAAGCGGTGATTTGTTTTCCTACGGTTTCCGTATTCTCCAAGGACTTCTTGTTGACATCACCCTGTATTTCAGCCATGCTCTTGAGGGCGGATTGTGCCCCGAAAAGACTTTTAGTCCAACTTATCACGTCGTTTCCATATACAGATAGCAGTGTGATCCCGACCACCAATGCCGTCTGCCAGCTCACGATGGAGGATAGCACCTGTTTCCATACGGGAACCGTGGCCTGGTTCGATTTCTTCAGTAACTCGTTCTCTATTCTGGCGGCACGGATATTGTCGGCCAAGATGGGAAGGTTATTGGAGATGGCCAGAAAGAACATGTTGGCACCCAAGGTGAGCGAGGGTAGTTCCCGGGCCACTTGTTGTACCGACATGGAAAGGCTGTTGAATCCGGTACCGGCGGAGCGGCTGTAAGCGGACAAGCGGGATTGCGCCGTCTGGATCTCCTTGTCAAGGTCGCCGATCTGTTTTAGGATTCCCTGTCCGGCGTTCCCTTCCCTGTCTGCCTTGGACAGGTTATAGTAAGCCGAGGTCAGCTCCTGCAAGCGTTTCTGGAGGGCCATGACGGAATCGACGGCTTTCGATTCCGTTTGTATCCGCTCGTTCAGCGTACGCATACCGGCGCTGATCGCCTCGCGCAGGTTGTTCTCCTGCACCGCTAGTGCCGCTTTCATCTGCGCGTGTTGCCGGGTGGTGACGGTGCCGGCCTCCAGCCCGTCATCCAATGATTTCTGAACGACGGCCAAGTCACGCAACGCGTTGATGTTCTCCTGTATGGATACGGCCAGTTTCCGGTTCTCGGCGCTCATGGCACCGTAGGCCTCGCCACTGTCGGCGATCAGGCGTTGGTACGTCTTCGCCGACTCGTCACGCAGGCCCTTGATGCCGAGGGTCACCTTCTCGACCTCATCCTCCAGGTTCCCCCGGAACTCGAATGTTATGTATACGGGATCGTTCACCATTTATTTCAGTCCTAAGAATTCCAGTTCCTCCTCCTCGGTTTGGATAACGTTTTCCTCCCCGGATCTCTTTCTCATACGTCCTTGGTCGTTGATCATCATCAGGATGACGCACCAAGGGATCTTGTTCATCACCTCGTCGTACGTGAACGCCCCGGAGGCGATCAGCGAGTGGATTTGTCCGAACGGGCTATGGGGAGGCTCGTAAGCCTCCTTTAACTCCCTTTCCCTGTCGGTTGGCTCGTCACCGGCTCTGTCAGTCTCAAACTTGCCGCCGATGCGATAATACTCACGAAATCCGACCCATCACAAGTCAGTACCACGATCTTCATCAACTCCGCCATGCCACGCATCCCCATATGGGAACGGATATATGAGGCCAACGGGCGGTTCAGCAGCCACGCCGATATCGATCCCCGGATCATGCCGTAGGCGATCAGTCTCGATGCCGTCACGCCGTGCTTGTCGATATACTCCATCAACGTGCCGATATCCCCGGACATCAACCTCTTTATGTCGATATTCATCCGGCAGAAAAGCCGGGCGATACAGAACACGTTGCTGCCAACCGGCCGTTTCATCCAATATCCGATGCTCTTCTTACCGAATATCCGCAAGAACCATGGCGCTGGGAGGATGATCTTGAGCCGATGGTCCAGCAGGGCCTCGGCGGCCTCCATCTCTACCTTGTCCATCATGCGCCGGGTTTAGGCTCGCCCAGCTTGTAGACGGCGTACGGGCCGTCGTTCTCTCCGATCGGGGCGAGCGCCTTGGCCGTCACCTCGATCTGGGCGATGTCGGTACGGGTAAGGTTCCATACGAAGCGGGCGGTCACCTGGGCGTTCGGGATATCGATCACCACGTTGTGCGGCGTGATCACACGAACTGCTTTACGTACCGTCACGATATCGCGTGGGGCCTGGTATTTTGTCACGGAGTAGCTCTTGCCCTCGACGGTCACGTCCTCGACCTCCGATACCGTGCCTCCGAATACCTCCTTCAAGGTATCGTTGTCCCACTCCAAGAAATTCAGTTTCACTTGTTTCAAACCCGGCTCGTTGGGCGCGCTTTCAACGGGGGCGGCGGGTTCCTCCTCGCAATAGAAGTCGCTGGTCGTGTCCGCCTCGGTGGTGAACGAGGCCGTGCCCTTCATCGTGCGCGCCAACTGCCTCATCACAGCCGGCATGCCCCCGGCGGGGTTCACGTCAGCGAACAGGGCCTTCCTCAGCCCGATGGATGTTGTTTTATTTTCCATTTCCTATATGTTTTGAGAATGATTATTAAAAAGATTGTTATTGAAATGCCGATCAAACCGTGTTTAAGACGGTTCCAGAAAGAGGATATGACCGGCTCTTTTGCCGCTTCCGACCGTGACAGCTGGTTCCGGGTATGCGCCAGGCTCTCCTCTTCCGTATAGTTCAATCCCGGGGTATTCTCCGTCTCGGCTATGACGTATAGGCTGTCACCCTTTATACTGGCCATCACGCGGATATTACCGGATTTCTTGGTATATACGGCTCCCCGGGGGAGCTTACGGAGGCTGTCCGTCGGGATTGTCAGCTCCGCCAGGCTCGACGGGATTGTCACGGGGGTAACGGATACCTTTTTGTTCCAGTTTAGACTGTCTGACAGTCGCGTGGAAGTATTTTCTCTTGCAGTCCTGCACGACAGGGCGAGCAGGGCAAGCAGTATAACGCTTGCATTCCTCCATGCGTGTGATAATAGACAGGAACCCGGACACTTTTTCTTCCAAGAGGATAATTTTCTCATTTTGCTTCAGTAATGTCTCGTTGTTCGACTCGGCAATTTTCTGGTATCACGGGTCAGCTCCGCTTTCTTGTATCGCCGCGTCTGAACGAACATGATGATACCCCAAAGTCCGAAACCGCTGTTTATCAGTTCCCGTAATATGTCGAAAAGTTGCTCCATCCTTTTTAGTGATTAAGAGAAATACAGGTCCGCCTCGGCTCTCCTGCGTCGTATCAGCCCCGCCAGCTCCACCCCCTTGGATCGTGTCCAGCGGGAGAACTCATAGCGGATATTCACGTTGTCCGGGTTCGCTTTCACGCATTTCAAGAGTGTTGATCTCTTGAATTGGGTCTCGCCCACGTTGAACACGAACGACACCAACGCGTCGAATTGGTTCTGGCTCACGCCCGGGCACTCACGGTTCACGATGGCCTCGGCACCACGCAAGTCTTCCACCAGTAGCTGCTCGGCTTTCCGGTCATCGATCCGGTCACCGCCGCGGACGTTGGCGGTATGGCCGTAGCCGATCGTCCAAACACCCGCGGGACAACGATACGCCTCCAGCCGGAGGCTCTCGAATCCCTTGATCAGGTTAATACCGCATTGACTGGTTCTCATGCCTCGGCCGCCTTAAACCATTTTTTACCATCATAGCCCAAAACGGCGGTTTTACCCCCGGCTATCTCAATGTCTCCCACGGATATCTTCTTATCGGAAGCTTTATTCGTGATGGTAAGACGGGCTCCCAGGATAACGCCATCTCCGGTAACGCTGAAGACAGCGTCCTCCGTCGGTGTGTCCTCCAACGTGGAGACGGGTGTAGCCATCGTTACGGTCGTACCGGCCAAGGTCGCTACCTTCGTTTCCCTAGCGTCCAGCATGATCACGTCCTCACCCCAAGCGATATTCGTATCGGCTTTCATGAGCATCTTGAAGAAATACCTCTCGCCGGCATTGGTGAGCTTATCAATCTGGATCACGTCCATGTCATCCACGAGGTTGACGCCCGCCCATAGGTTGGTGTCATAATCCATGCCACAGATAGTGGCCACGATCAATCCGTCCGGCCAGTTGGACACCGGGACGATACGGATACCCTTGTAGCGCTCCACGTTCATGTCCGTGTAATTCGCCCCCTTGTTCGGTTGTTGTGTCAATTCCTCGTCGTACTTGTCAAAATCGGTGATGCTCATCAGGATACGTAGTCCCGGGTTAGATCGCATGACTGTCGGGATCTTGTCCTTGACGGCCTTTAGCTTCTTGATCATGGTCGTCTCCTTGGAGGTTATGGTCACGACATCCTTGTCGGCGAGCATACGGGTAACGATCCCGTTGAACAAGTGGTTGTCATCCTCCCCGAGCACACCGTTTATGAAATGGAAGCCCAGCTCGAACTTGACGGACTTCGCCAACTCTCGCAGCAAGGCGTTCTGTCCCTCGGCCGGAAGCTCTGCGAACACCAAGTTGCCTTTCGGTTGCCACGGTCGCCAAATCTGCTCGAACGTACGGGGGTTGAAGTCAGTGAAAGCCATGAAGTCTACCGGCACTAGCTCGCGCTCGTCGTACGTGAAATTACCTTTCGCATCATCTTGGGTCGGCATCTCCTTACGTTTCTGCAACATCTTTCCGGTGCGCAGGCGGGGGATGGAAAACTTTTTCGACACTTCAGGCACGATACGGATCAG